TACACCTGTGTATTCTGAGATTTTCATGCAGCTTTCTACGGATGCTGATAAGGCAGCTGAATTCGTTAATGGTATCATGCCTGCCGATATCGACAGAGCTGCTATGAATGCGAAGCCGGGTCAGGCTCCGATTGCAGTAGCTACGCCTGAATAAGAAAAGAATTGGAGAGTAGAGAATGTCTATAACAATAACGGTTCCGAAGACAGAGCTTTGGGATCCTATTAAAGAAGAGTTTATTAACATTAAAGAACAGACTTTAGTTATGGAACATTCTCTGCTCTCTGTTGATAAGTGGGAGTCTAAATGGAGAAAACCATATCTTTCTTCAGACGACAAAACGGCATTAGAAGTAATCGACTATTTAAGATGTATGACGATTACAAAGAACGTCGATCCGAACGTTTACTTTGCAATACCTGAGAAAGAACTTAGACGGATTAACGAGTACATTACAAATCCGATGACTGCCACTACTTTTAACGATAGAAATGAGCGTCGAGGTCGAAGAGAAATAATCACGTCTGAGATTATTTACTGGCAGATGACGCAATTGAACATTCCTATGGAGTGGGAAAAGCGTCACTTAAATAAACTCCTCACCTTGATAAGAGTAGCAGCAATTAAGTCGCAAGCTCCTAAACAAATGTCTAAAGCAGACATCGCTAAACAGAATAGAGCCCTTAATGCTGCTAGAAGAAAGCGTAGTGGAAGCAGGGGTTAAGGAGAAATTCAAAATGAAGACAATTCGTTTTATTCATAGAGGAGATCTCTCTGCTTCTATGCGTTTCTTAAATGCTTTAAAGGATAAAGACTTTCTAAAAAATTTAGATAAGTATGGGAGAAATGGTGTCGAAGCTCTTTCTCTTGCTACGCCTGTAGATACAGGTAAGACAGCCGATTCTTGGGGATATGAAATTCATTACTACCAAGGAGGAGCATCTATTGTATGGACGAACAGTAATGTTAATAAAGGAGAAAACATAGCTATTCTTCTCCAATACGGTCATGGCACCAGAAATGGCGGATATGTACAGGGCAGAGACTATATTAATCCTGCTCTTAGACCGATATTTGATGAAATTGCAGACTCTGCTTGGAAGGAGGTTACCAGCCTATGAGTGTTATTGATGAACGTGTAGTAGAGATGCAGTTCGACAATGCTCAGTTTGAAAAGAATGTCGCAACGAGTCTCAACACGCTCGATAAGCTTAAAGCTGCGTTAAAGTTAGATGGATCGTCTAAAGGTTTGGAAGAACTTCAGAGTTCCGCTAACAAATTTAACATGAATCCTCTTATTTCGGCAGTAGAGACTGTAAATGCTAAGTTTTCTGCTCTCGATGTTATTGGTACTACTGCTCTTGTAAACATTACAAATAGAGCAATTGCTGCTGGTGAATCTCTCATCAAATCTCTTTCTGTAGATAATATCGCTGCAGGTTGGAATAAGTTTGGCGAAAAGACCCAGTCAGTAGCTACTCTTGTTTCACAGGGATATGATCTTTCCAATGTTGAAGAACAGATGGAAAGACTTAACTGGTTTACTGATGAAACTAGCTATAACTTCACCGATATGGTTAGTAACATCAGTAAATTTACAGCTTCTGGACAGGAACTTGAGCCGTCTGTTACAGCAATGATGGGTATTGCTAACTGGGCAGCCTTGTCCGGACAGAATGCAACTACAGCATCCAGAGCAATGTATCAGCTTTCTCAGGCAATGGGAAAGGGTGTTCTGAAGTATGATGACTGGAAATCTATTCAGAACGCTTCAATGGATACTACCGAGTTCAGACAACAGGCGGTTAAAGCAGCAGAAGCTCTTGGAAAGATTAAGAAAGTTGGAGAAGATGCTTATGAGATTATAGGCGGGAAGAAAGCTCAAAAATTCTCATTAGCAGAACTCTTTACATCAGACGCACTTAGCAGACAGCAATGGTTTACTTCTGATGTAATGATGAACACTTTTAAGCAATACTCTGCTGCTGTAGATGAAATTTATGAACATGTCGATGAATATGGCGGTATAGCTTCGAAAGCTATGGAGGGTATGAGCGGTCGACTGGATGAGTTTGGTTTAAAAGCTTTTAAAGCTGCTCAGCAGGCAAGAACCTTTCAAGATGCTATAGATGCTACAAAAGATGCCGTGTCTACCGGCTGGATGAATACATTTGAGTATATTTTCGGTAACTATGAAGAAGCAACAGAGCTTTGGAGTGGACTTGCTGAAGTTTTATACGATGTATTTGCTGGTGGTAATAAGTTACGTAACGATATGTTCAAACTCTGGAAAGAAATGGGAGGAAGAGATATTCTTCTCAAAGCTATTGCCCAGGGTTTTGAGGATATTCTAAAAATTGTTACACCATTAAAAGAAGTTCTTGCCGAATTCATTCCAGAAGATGCTCAAATTAGAGCTAATGCTTTAAAAGCTGCTACTGAAGCTATACTCGAAGTATTCAAGAATTTATCTCTGACAACAAAAGCTTCGAACGATTTAAAGGATGCTTTTAGAGGCGTCTTATCGTTTGTTGGTTTAATAATTGATGGCTTTAGGACTTTGACTTATATTCTGAGTCCTCTGTTAGTTCCTCTTAATTTACTCATAGGCTATGTTCTTCAGTTATTTGGAGCTTTTGGAAGAGCTGTTACAGGATTCAGATCATTTACTAAGTCATCTGAAGGTATTCGTGATGGCGTAGAAATGGCGAGAGTGGCAGTCTATAGATTCGCTTATATTTTGTCCAGAGCCATTGTAAGTGTTGCCAATTTCATTAAGCAGGCTTCAAAATTCGTTAATCTTAATAAAGCAATTAAGACTTTTAATAACTTCATTAAGTCGATGGCAACACGGATTGCTCCGTACTTTAATAGAGTTACGAAAGTTGTAGATAGCGTAATTAAGAAATTCACTAGTTTGTTTAGTCTTGCTGATGTTAAGTCTGGTTTTTCTAAAGCGCTGACTGAAATCGGGAAAAGGTTTGAACAGCTTGGAACGTTTGCTTCTAAAGCGTTTAATAAAATCCTTCCTTATTTCAATACAGCGAAAGCTAAAGTTACAGAGTTCTTCAACTCGTTCTCTAGTGGAACATCTAAGCTTCAGAATGTTGATATCATCGGTAAGATTGGAGATATTGTATCTAAGGTCGGCGAGAAATTAGGTCAGGCTAGAGATGCTATTGCTAATTTTATTAGAACTATTCGGGAAGCTGAATCTCCGTTAGAAGCATTCCAAAAGATATTTGGTAAGGTTAAAGACAAAATTAGTGAATTTGCTAAGACTGTTAAGGAATTCGCTAAGAATAGCGGATTAGAAGAACTTAAGGACAAGTTCATTAAGAGCTTTAATGAGATTATTAGGAAAATTCAGGAGCTTGGTGCTGCGAGAATTCTCCTGTTCACATTTGGTGTTGCTATTACCACCATGATGCTTGAAATTGGAAACGCAGCCGGTAGCGCAGCTAAGATGTTTACTGCTATTACTACGATTCCTAACCTGATTTCTAAGACTATTACTCAGATTACCAGACTTTCTGCTACGAATTCTATTTTACAGGTGGCAGAGGCTATTGGTATCTTAGCATTATCATTGAAGCTTCTTAGCACTATTCCGTCTGATAAACTTGCCGATTGTGCAGCTGCTCTTTTACTTCTTAGCTTAGCAATGGGAGCAATTGCAGTTGTTATGAGTAAGTTTGGGTCAGCAAGCGGCTTCGCTGAAAATGCTGCCGGTATTGTTGCATTATCAGGTTCAGTGCTTCTCTTAGCGGTTTCATTAGCTCTTCTTGAGAACATTAAATTTGAGCATCTCATGGAGAGTATGAAAGTTCTTGGGATGTTTGCACTTGGCTTGATTGCTGCATCTAGACTTATGAGCTTTGCAAGTGCTGCGAATGCATTTAACGTTGCAATGCTTTTAGCTTTTGCATTCTCATTAGAGAAAATTACTAATGCATTCGTTAAACTGGTAAATGAGATTGATCCCAATGTTGCTACGCAAGCGCTTGAGACTTTAAAGATTATGATGATTGGTCTTGGTGCTATCGCGTTTGCTGCTAAGGGTGTTGGTATCGGTTCTGCTTTGGGTCTGGTTGGTATTATTTTCTCGCTTGATCTCCTTTATGGAATGATGGCAAAGATTGCTGATTCGACCATCAACATGGACACGATATTACAGAATCTCAGTAAGTTCCAGGCAGTATTCCTCTTCCTTGGAGCACTGATGCTTACCGCAAGACTTGCTGGCAATGCGGCACTTGGAGCTGCAGCGTTTATATTAGCAATTGGTGTTAGTATGACGTTAATTGTTGGTGTGATTGAACGCTTGAGTGCTCTTAACGAAATGATGGGTAGCGAGAACTGGCCAAAAGTCGTTGATATGTTTAACGGTCTGTTCCTTGGCTTAACGCTACTTTTAGCAACGACCTCTTTAGCAGGAGAACACTCAGTAAAAGCTGCTGTAGCTCTTTTGGCTATAACCGGTTGCATGTATCTGCTTGTCGGAGTTATACAGTCTCTAAGCGAAGTCGTTAAAACGATGACGTTAATGGGCACATTCGAGAAAACAGTAGCTACATTAGCAGGTCTTCTCGTGATATTTGGTTTGCTCATGGCCGCTTCTGCCCTTACTGGCAAAGCTAAGGTAGGAGCTATTATTTCTATAATGGCTGCAGTAGGCATTCTTATTGCTGGTATGGCAGTTCTTTCTGATCCGAGCTTAGATCAAGATAGAATGATGAAGACGGCGGCAGGAATGGCTATAATCATGGCCGGACTCGGTGCTTGCTTCTTGCTTGCTGGTAACATAGCGAAAGATGCAAATACAGGAGCAATGTTCGCAATAACAGGTGCAATAATAGCACTTATTGGCGGATTAATAATCATTATGGACATGAGTAAGAACCTTGACCCTGGAGCTGCTACAGAAGCTGCTATGGCTATAGGTATTGTGCTTATGTCTTTTGGCGCCACTATGTGGATATTAGCCGGTGCTGCAAAGTTAGCAGAGACTGCTTTACCTGGAGCTGCTGCAATACTAGTAGTTGCACTTTCTATGATACCTATGGCAGCGGCACTAATGCTTCTTGCGTTTACGTTTAACAGTGTCAGTACTGAAGCAATTGCCACAAGCGTAGGTGCAATGATATTAGTTATGCTTGCTATGGCAGGAGCTGCTAATGTGGCAAAGGATGCCGTTTCCGGTGCTGCGGCTATGGCTATCATGGCTGGATCGTTAGTACTTGCCGCACTTGCTATTTCTATGGTGGCATCAATCGGTGATGATATCGTTAAAGCGACGTTAGCATTAG